CTGCAAGGTCTATACGATCGCTGACACAGTTAGCGGCTCTTGGGCCTCATCGAGCCCTATCGATGTTCCCGGCATTCAAGAAGTAAGCGTAGAACCAAACTTAATAACTGCAGAACTTAAAGGTGACGCAAAAGTAGTAGCGAAAAAAGGAAAGATTGATCGTCTTAACTTTTCAGCCACCTACTCTGAATTATCTTTAGATGTTCTTTCAAAAATCCTCGGCGGCACTGTCGCTGCAGGAGGCTCAAGTGACGCAGAGACAAGCGAATTGAGCATTGCTGGTGGGTCACTCCCATACTTCGGTGTTAAATTCTTACTTACTGACGTGCAAACTGGCGGTGCTGGTGATGCTGTTGGCTCTGTAAGTATGCTTCTTCACAAGTGCCAAATTACGGGCGGAACTCTTATTTCTGGGTCCACCGATGATTTCTCTACCCCTTCATTCACAGCAGAAGCAATCCTTCCGCTTGATGCAACCAAGGGCTTCGGAAGTATCGTATTCTCAGAAACTGCTGAAACAACTGCTTAATTTTTAAGCAACAGTAGTTAGTACGTTCGAGGACAGAGGTATACCGCCTCTGTCCTTGCCGCGTCTGTGAATGCGTTGTACACTGCAGGTATGGATTATTCACCGTTAGTACTTAAAAACAAAGGCGTGCCTGTGCAGATTGCGACTCTTCGAGAAGAAGACGGCAAATGGGTGCCCGTATATGATGCCGAAGGCAAACAGGAAACCGAAGAGTTTTATGTTCGCTTTACCCATAACTCGATTGCTGATATCGAAGAATTGTGGGATGGTTTACCAAATTGGCAGGAACAGATGGAAGAAAAGCCTGTTTCTTCAATGCGTCGAACCTTCTCGTTACTTCTTTCAGAGAGTACTGAGAAAGTTGGTTTACGCATGTTGGAAGGGAGACTCACAGATTACAGTGGTGCGGTTGGCGTCGCATGGGCTATCGCTAACGGCGTGGACCCCACAACAGCGAGTCGCCTACTAAAACAAGCGGAAGCGGCGGCGGACTCGCAGATGACAGTGCTGAACGACGAATTGGTAAAGAGCCTAGACGAGATGGAAGCGGAAGAAATGGAAGCGGAAGCGAAGACAGATTAGGGGACTACCCGTGGGACCAAGCAATTTATGCTTGGTGTCAAGTCCACCAATCTCTTTTTTCTTTTTGGGATGCTTCTCCCGCTCAACTTATTGCTGCGTGTAGTCGCCCTGAAGTCAAAAAGAAACCTAAATCTCAAACAGAGTTAATAGGCTGGGCTTCGGCTTTAGGTGGAATGTCTGTAGAGACTGCTCCCTCTGAAGAAATAATTAAAGAATTCTCTGAAAAAGTTGAATGACAGACCCTAAGTGAGAGAGAATAGGTTATGGCTGCAGTCCAATTACCTACCCTTGTCCAGAACATTGTTCTGAACCCTGTTGGCGTTAAAAAAGGCGCTACAGCAATAACTAAGGGCATGAAGCCGGTGCAGCAGGCAACGAATGCTGCAACTGCCTCAACTATGAAGATGGGTCAAAGCCTTAACACTCTTGGTTTTAGGGCTCAAACATTCGGCCGTACCCTGATGAAATTCGTTGTGCTCCCAATGGGAGCGCTTGCAGCAATTTCGCTTAAATCTTTTTCTTCATTTGAGGCTTCGTTTGCCAAGATTGAAGCGTTGGTGGGTGTAGCAGGCGGTGCTGTAGAAAGATTCAAAACTAATGTAAAAGGAATTTCAAAAGCCACAGGTCGAGCCCCACAGGAACTCGCAGAGGCTATGTTCTTTATCACCTCGGCTGGTTTGCGTGCTGGTACTGCTGTAGATGTTCTTAATGCTTCTGCTAAAGCCGCAGCGGTTGGTTTAGGTTCAACAAAAGTTGTTGCCGATGCCGCTACGTCGGCTGTTAACGCTTATGGCGCTGAAAACCTTTCAGGTGGTTTGGCTGTAGACGTTCTTACAGCCGCCGTTAGGGAAGGTAAAGTCGAGGCAGATCGTTTGGCTCCTGCTATTGGTAAAGCAATTCCGGTTGCTTCCGCTATGGGAGTCGAGTTCCATGAGGTCGCTGCTGCAATCGCTGCTATGACCCGTACTGGTACTGATGCGAGAACTTCGGCTATTCAGTTACGTCAGATAATGCAGTCTCTGTTAGACCCTTCTCGTCAGGCGACTAAAGCCATGAAAGAAATGGGTATTGCTGAAGGCGAGTTACGAGACATGGCTAAGTCGCAAGGCTTGTTGGCGGTTTTGAAACGGTTGAGAGATTTATCTGAAGAGAACGCTGATGCTTTCGCTGACGTGTTCCCTAACATTCGTGCTTTGGCTGGTGCTTTGGATATTACGGGTGCCAACCTTGAAGAGAACGAACAAATCTTTAAGGCGTTGGCTAACTCTGCGGGTGATACCGATAAGGCTCTTAAAATAACCGCAAAAACTGCGGCTCATAAGATGGCTGTGGCGATGGCTGAACTTAAAGTTACTTTCTTGGAACTAGGCGAAGCGATGCTTCCGCTAATCGGTATCTTGCAAACAGTTATTGGATGGTTTGCAGGGTTTATTAACTTTCTTTCAAATCATGGGACTATCGTAAGTACGATTACGGTACTAGGAGTACTGGGGGCAACACTTGCTTTCTTGGCTGTTGGCTTTGGTCATGTCGCTACAACTATTGCTCTTAAGAGTGCGGCTTTAGCCGCTTTAACTGGAAGCACCGCGGCCGCTACTGTTGCTGGGGCGGCTCACACAGGCGGTCTTATTAGACAAGCCGCAGCAATGATGTGGGCAGGTATCCAAGCCAAATTTGCAGCCCTTGGTGTCGGTGCCCTTGGATTGGCAATAAAAGCCATGCTGATTTCAACAGGCGTAGGCATTGTTCTTGTTGCTCTTGGCGCTATCTTTATGGGGTTTGGTAAAAAATCCAAAACTGCAGCCCAAGAAGTCAATGAGTTAGTCGATTCGATTTCAGACGTTCGTAACTTCGGAAATCGAGTTTTGAGCGATCCCGGTGGTATCGGTGAGCAGATAACAGGGCTTTCCAACATGTCTGGTGTAAGAGAAGGACTGCGGTTCTTTGATGAATCTTTCGGTCCTGATATAGAAGAGGCTTTTGATATAGACGCTGATACTGCTGCTGGTGTTTTTGAAGTTGCGATGGTAAGAGCATTTCATGGGGCTGGAGACAGTGAGATGGTTCGGGCTACTATAGACAACATTGTTCGTCAATACGGAAAGCGGTTTGGCGATGAAGACATGTGGACTCGTCTATTCGACGACGAAGCCGAGTTTAGTGATTTTCTTACAGGAACTATTATTGGAGAGATTGAAGAATCGGAAGAAAACATTGCGGCTGCTATAAGGGCTAGAACGAGAGCGCAACTCAATGTAGGCGGCGACATTTTGGACCAGATCAGAGAAGATTTCATGAATAATGATGGAAGTTTCTTAGGCCAAAACGAAGTAGCAACCAAGGGACAAGAATGGATTCAATCGCAAGGAGCGTTATTTGAAGACTTAAACGACATGTTGAGAAAAGGGTCGCTTGAAGATTTCGGAGTTGCTTGGAAAGAACTCAATGACATAGTAGTGGATTCAATGGGGCAAGGGTCTGGGTCCGAATGGCTCATGGACAAAATTGTAGAGAAACTTCCTCAACTTGAAGAATTCACTGCAGGTGCATCGAGTTTTTACGAAGTTATGGAAATAATAGCAAATATGGAATGGGACCCATTAGCATTTGATGGGATAAGTAAAACTATAACGGGGACAGCATCGGATCGGGCGGGGGCTTTGTCTACCCGAGCGGTTATGGCGATGAATGACATTCAGCAAGTATTGGCTCGGAATCAAGGCGACCTGTTGATGATAGGGGGCAAATCCTTAACCCAGCACTTAGCAGACGGCGCAACGACAGATATGCTTGCTATCGAGTTAGCAATAGAAAGAATGGCTGCTTCCGCGGAAATAGAGGCTAGAGGTATGGAAAGTGGATTTTCGACAGTCGAAGACATTTTGTCTGACTTGGAATCTGCTTTCGCTGCGGCAGATAAGGCTGCTAAACGATTCAATACCACATTCGATAACTTTATCGGCCGCCCAATGAATTTAGAGCAAGCAAGGATTGATTGGGTTGAAAGCGTAAACGACATGGGTAATGCCATTGCCGAGTCAGGAGGGGTGTTAGACGATTCCTCCAAAGAGGCTATTTTCGATTCGGTGGAAAGTTTACAAGACGTTGTAAGTGATCTATTTAAGGCTGGCAGGGGGGCCGAGGCGGAGAGCACTTTAGTTAGAGGTTTTGAAGAGATTAAAAGAGTGGCGGCAGAGGCTGGCTTGGAGATTAGCGAAGTCGAAAATTTGTATAGCCAAATTGGGGTAACTCCTGACACTATTGCTATTTCTGCTATGTCAGAAGTAGACGCTGCGAACACTGAGGTTACTCAAGCGTTTGAAGCACAAATGGATTATGTGTTATCAACTGGCGAAGGTTATGCAAACCTCACTGGTGAGCAATTAGGGGGTTCGTTTGTTACAGGTATGGCAGTAGGCGTAGGGGAGGGAGGCAGAGTCGTAAGTGACGAACTTATTGGCGTTGTAAACTATAGCAAGAGTGAGATTATGAGACTCCTTGGCATTAAATCTCCTTCAAAAGTTTTCGCTGTTGATGTTGGGCAACCAATAACTGCAGGTATCGCTAAGGGGATACTCGACGGCAAAAAGGGAATGAAAAACGTCATTCGTGAAGTTGTTGATGATGCTATGTCAACTGCACAAGATGCTCTCTCAGCGGCAAGCAATGCTATAACTAGCGTTTTTGATTTAGGGGAAGCGCAAAGAAAATTAGACAGGTTAACTACCACTGCTGGGGGTAAGGGTGTAGACACCAAGTGGGAAAAATTAAATCGTAGAAAGTTAGAGCGTGCTGTTGAAGAAGCGAAACGTAATTTGTTCCTTGGGTCAGGTAACCAAGAGGACCTTGAAATTGCTTTGATGGAAGCAGAGTTCGCTTTAGAAGATTTTGACACCAAGGCTGATGTTGGCCGAGAAGTAGTTGACGCTGAATTAGAATTAGCAGAGGCTGGGTTGGCGGTCGCTACTG